TAAAGATTGGTACAATAACGTATTAAACATAGGAGGAGAGGACACAGATGAAGAAGATACTATTATCTCTGTTAGTGCTAAGTTCCGTAGTTCAGTCAAGTGAATATGACGCACTACTAGACTCAAGCACTGCCATAGTCGATAAGATTAACACTGGCATCCTCCTAGTGGGCGCAGGTATGGAGTACGCCAATCAGGGTGACGCTTTGTCTGACGGTACTCTATCTACTACAGCACACATACAAGAAGCACAGGTACAGGCGTACAACACTGCGTTAAATAACTTTGCTACTAACTATCAGCCATACGGTGACGTTAGGGCTGTATTAGAGAATAAGGCTATGGAAGAGTTAACATTAATGGATGAAGCCATAGATGTATTTACTGAAGCCGTAGTGGATATGATTTCAGTTGTGGAAGTAGCTGAACGAGTAGAGGAAGCACAAGGCAACCCACAGCAAGAAGAAGAAGTACAGACGTTTGTAGCTGAGACTGTAGAAGTACTACAGATTGAACAAGAGACTGTCGATACGTACAACCAGTCAGTAGATGACATTGAGACTCACGCTAACAACGCTAGTGCTTATCTAGCCGTAGCTAACTCAGAGGAAGCTGTAGCATTCCTAGAGCAAGGCATTGAGAACGCTAACACTACAGCGGAACAGACTACAATCTTCTATGATGCTAACGCACAGTGGGTGTCTATGGGTTACAACACTACACGTAACCTAACGGCTGTATACCTTAATGGCAATGACAATATGGGCTTAGACTTATACGTAACAGAGACTGATGTATTAGCCGCAGGTAGCGAGTCAGAGTTCTTTCAAACAGGACCAACTCATCTAGGTTACTCTTGCTTTATGTATGGAACGGAGTGTGTTGAACTATGAGTTTAGAAAGTACAGAACTCAAGATAGGTGACACATCATTCAAGGGCGTATGGATTGCCATTGTACTTGGTATTGGTAGTACTATAGGTGGTGGCGTATGGACAGCCTCTAGTTTGTACTCAAGACTGGAAGCAGTGGAAGCACAACAGATACCTGATATAAGCCCCATACGTGAGAATCTAGCGACTTTAGGCACAAGGCTAGAGACACTACTAAGTCAACAAGAAAAGCTGTTAGAATTGAATACAGACGTTTCTACGCTATCTAACGAGATAGAGGCTATGAAAGCTACGGTTGCTACAGCAGAGATTATTATCAACGACATTGGCGATACAGAAGTAAAGTTCAAAACATTAACTAAAGAAGTCGAGGATTTGTGGAAGGGTATGGACTACCTTAACTCAAGTCCCTTACAGAGGTAAACTATGTTACAGCAACTTATCGGACCAGTAACGGGACTACTTGACAAATTCATAGAGGATAAAGACAAGAAGAATGCTATCGCGTTTGAACTTTCGACAATGGCTGAAAAGCACGCGCAGGAACTTGCGAAAGCGCAACTTGAAGTTAATAAGACAGAAGCGGCACACCGAAGCCTATTTGTATCGGGTTGGAGACCTGCTGTTGGTTGGACTTGTTGTCTTGGACTTGCGAGTAACTACCTTCTTATCCCGATGGCAAATTTTGCGCTTGCTCTTGCCGATTCTACCATTGAAGTCCCTGTACTAGATATGTCAACTATGATGCCAGTACTTATGGGCATGCTTGGTCTAGGTGCTATGCGTACCGTAGAGAAAGCCAAAGGCGTAGGGAGGAATAAATAATGGGTCGTCAACTAGGTCGAGATGTTCTTTACGGGCAAGAGTTAAAGGATGATTACGCAAAAGGGGCGGATTCAAAAATTAAAGGTCCTGATTGGAAACCGCCAAAACCCCCAAGACCGAATACCTCTCAGTATAGAGTACCTAATCCTTCGGCTTCTGGTCATACAGTAAATACAATGATGCCTGTTTCGTCAGTAGCAAGTCCTGATGCTATATATCAAGGTATTTTCGGAACTTACACTCCCGAAACAATTATTAATACTAAAGTAACCGAATATAGTATGACGGGAGAAGACTTTAGCCATGAGCCTGAGTGGATTAAAAATCAACTAGAAAAAAAAGTAACTGATGTTTCTGCTAATGTCAGCAAAGAAGATAAAGAAAAAATACAAGAATATAGCCAACAAATTGTTACAGGGGAAGCAAAACCAACAACACTTTTTGAAGAGTTTAACGAGCCTTATATAGAAGCTAGGTCAAACATTTCTTCTGAGTCTATTGCTACTAAAATAAATCAAGGCGAAGAGTATATGACTCCTACTTCTTTGTCAGAAGCTAAAATGGTTTCTGATAGAGTTTATATGGATACTCTTAAACATCGTTTGACTCTTGAAGAAGAAGGAAGCGAAGAATACGTCCGAATTGAACAAGCAATTAGAAACGGACCACAAGATTTTAGCAACCCTTCTAATGCCTACGGTCAGTTAGGGTTAGGTTTTAACAACAGTAATTATAGCCCCGCTATTGAGGAAGCCGCGCGTTTTCAAGCCGCAACAGTAAAAGATTATTTAGAAAGCAATAACATACCTTTATATCAAGAAGTTGATAATGAAAGAGTAGAAGGCGGCAGAGTATACTTAAACACGGGAACAGCTTTGCAGTTTTTCGAGGAAGGCGCACCCGCGGGCAATAAAGAATTAGGTCATAGCTATCATATAAACTCAGGAGAACTTGGTTCTTACTCAAACTACGAACTCACTCCTCCACCTAAAATTGACACATCGTTAATACCTTTTAGACAGATAAGTTCTGTAGCAGCAGCTGTTCTTTCTGTAATGTACCCGCCTTTAGCCCCTGTTTTTGCAGGAGTAAACTCAGCAGTACAGGGCGGTGATATCGAAGACGTTTTAGAATCAGCAGGTAAAGCCTATGTAACTGGTAAAATTAATGAGGCAACTACTGCTGAATTTAATGATAAAATTATAGAAGCCTATGCTGACTTAGGTGTTGATATTTCTACATTGCCAGAAATGGCACAGAATATAATATTAGATACTTCTAGGGCTGTAATAGCAGGCGATTCGGGAACAGATGAGTTTAAATCGTCTGTAACAGGTGAGATTTTAGATGCCATTAAACCAGACATTGATTTTGAAGGCACTGACTTTGATTTCAACACCCCTCAGTTTATTAAAGACTTTGGCGATGAGATATACGCAGGAATTAAAGCAGTAGGAGATGTCGCTGAAGAAGGTATTAACATAGCTGAAGATGCTCTTAGACCTGTGGGCGATTTTGCTGAAGAAGTTGTTGATTTAACCGCTGATGCTTTTGAACCTGTAGTAGATTTTGTTGACGAAGGTTTAGATTACTTTGGTGAAACTGTAGTAGACCCTGCGTTGCGGGCAGGTTCGGACGTTTTATCTGAAGTAGAAGACGTAGTTAAAGAAGGTGGTCGTGTTGTTGATAAATATGGTTTACAGCCTATTAAAGAGTTTGGTGAAGACGCTATTAATAAAGCTAAAGAATTGGTAGATAATATACCAGAGTTGCCAGACTTGCCAGACTTGCCAGACTTTCCAGACTTGCCAGATATGCCAGATATGCCAGACTTGCCAGACTTACCTGACTTACCTGACTTACCTGACTTGCCAGACTTAAATATGCCCAGTTTATCTGGTACAGCGCCTCAAGCAAGCAGACCTAGCGCAGTCGAAGAACTTTTTAGCAAGGAGTTATTTAAGTACAACACAGAGGTTAAATTTACTGGTGGAATGCTCAGTCCAGATACAAACTTAAGGAAATATGGATAATGACTTATTTACAATTAGTAAACAGTGTACTACGTAGACTACGAGAAGACGAAACATCTAGTGTTGTCAACTCAGACGACTCCTATGTAAAACTAGTAGGGGAGTTTGTTAATGATGCTAGACGTATTGTTGAGGATGCTTGGGATTGGTCAGCACTTAGAAGCACAATCACAGTAACTACTACTGATAATGTATTTAGTTATAGCATGACGGGTACTAACAATTCATTTAAAATACTAGACGTTATTAACGATACGTCTAACTCCTTTATGCGTTCCGCTAGTTCCTCTTGGATGAACAATGCATACTTAGTACAAGAGCCTGTTAAAGGTTCTCCTGACTATTACTCTTGGAATGGTGTGGACACTAACGGCAATGCCTTAGTTGACTTGTACCCTAAGCCAGACAAAGCGTATACATTACGATTTAATATTGTAGACAGAGCAGACCCCTTTACGGCTGATGCGGACAAACTAGTTGTACCTTCATCACCAGTAGTACAGTACGCAGTAGCCTTAGCCGCCCGTGAACGAGGAGAGACAGGTGGTACTTCAGCACAAGAACTATTTGCCCTAGCCGACACTACGTTAGCAGATGCAGTAGCGTTTGATGCCGCTAGATTCCCTTCTGAAACTGTATGGACACCTTGCTAATGGCTCAACAATTACAGAACATTACAATCAATGCTCCTGCGTTTGCAGGGATTAATAGTCAGGATTCTCCTGTATCCCTTGACCAGTCCTTTGCGGCTACGGCTAGTAACTGTGTTATTGATTCATACGGGCGTATAGGAGCGCGTAAGGGCTATACGGAAGTATCTACCCACGCTAGTACAGCTACCCTGTTGGGTTCTAGTCGGGGCATAGAAGCTATACACGAGTCGTTAGACGCAAGTGGTGATAAGGTATTATTCTCTGCGGGTAATAATAAAATATTTTCAGGGGATACACAGCTAACTGACAAAACTCCTAACGGTTATACTATAAACGCAAATAACTGGAAAATTGTTAGCTTTAACAACCATACGTATTTTTATCAGAAAGGACAAGAGCCTCTAATTTATACAGACTCAGGAGGCACTGCGGGTCAAGGTAGTTTAGTTACATATAGTAATTTTTCTGGTTCAACTACACCACCATTCGCTAACGAAGTGATAGGCGCATACGGTAGATTATGGGCGGCTGATGTATCTGGTGACACTAAGACTGTTTACTGGAGTGACACCCTACAAGGACATAAGTGGTCAGGTGGTACAGCAGGTTCTTTAAATTTAACTACAGTATTTCCTAACGGTCACGATGAGGTTGTTGCTTTGTCAGCACACAACGGATTCTTGATTATATTCTGTAAAAATTGTATTATTGTTTACTCAGGTGCTGAAAGCCCTGCTACTATGGTGCTACACGACACTGTAGAGGGCGTAGGCTGTATTGCTAGAGACTCAGTACAGCACACAGGTACTGACATCTTGTTCTTGTCTGATGATGGTGTACGTAGCTTTGGTAGGACTATACAAGAAAAGTCAATGCCTATGCGTGACATTAGTAAAAACATACGTACTGAATTAACCCAAGAAGTAAGAAGTCAAACTAACCCCATTAAGTCTTTGTACAGTGCAGATGAAGCCTTTTACTTGTTGTCATTACCAGATAGTCAAACAATTTATTGCTTTGATATGCGAACAAGTTTACAGGATGGTTCTAATCGAGTAACTACTTGGTCAACTGTTGAACCACACAGTATGACAGTACTACAAGATGGTAGTATTTACTTTGGTAGAAAAAACGGTATCTTTAAATATGAAGGTTACACGGATGATGGCAGTGAATATTTGTTACTGTACTATAGCAACCCGTTAAACTTTGGTAACTCTGCTAACCTTAAGTTTCTTAAAAAGTTTAATATAACAATAATCGGTAGTGTAGAATCAAACACAACACTAGTGTGGGGCTATGACTACACAAACGATTTTAACAAAAAAGTGTTTTCTAGTTCAAAGGTAAATAGTTTCGCGGCTTTATTTAATACGTCAGAGTATGGGGATAACACAACAACATTAGTTACTCCTAGTAGCACAGGTACATACTTAGGAGCATTTAGTTCTGCACCTACAACTAACGAAACAAACGCTTTGTATTACAACACAACGGACAGTAAACTGTATTATTGGAACAGCACAGCGTGGGTAGAAGAAACCACGGTAGATTCTTCTTATGTTGCCGCTACATATACAATAGGTACTGATATACAACGTCCTAAGATTAACACTAACGGTAGTGGCGCAGTAGTAACCATAGGCATTGAGTCTACGATTAACGGCTCACCTTATTCAATACAACAAATAGACATACACGCTCTTCTAGGGAGATTGATTTAATGAGTAATTATACACCACTAACAAACTTTGGAGCAAAGGACACTCTTCCCTCAGGAAATGCGGCTAAGGTAGTCAGAGGCTCTGAATTTACAATTGAGTTTAATAACATAGCTAGTTCTATTGCAACTAAAGCTGAAGTCAACGCACCTTCATTTACATCTAACGCTACCTTTGGTGGTAACATTATTGTAAGCGGTACTGTAGATGGTCGAGATGTTGCGGCTGATGGTACTAAATTAGATACTATCGAAACTAGTGCAACCGCTGACCAGACAGATGCAGAAATTAAAACAGCTTATGAAAACAATTCAAACACCAACGCATTCACTGATGCTAACCAAAGCAAGCTAAACGCTATTGAAGCAAGTGCTGATGTAACTGATACAGCTAATGTAACTACCGCAGGTGCGGCTATGCTTACTGGTGCTAGTTTTACTGGTAACGTATCAACCACTGGAACTTTAGCTACAGGAGGCTTTACGCTTCCTGCTACTGATGGTACAAACGGTCAGGCTTTATTGACCAACGGAAGCGGTGCGGTTGCTTGGGCTGACGTTACAGTAGATATTTCTGGTAAGGCAAACTTATCGGGTGCGGCATTTACTGGTGATATTAGTTTAGACACAGATGCAGTATTTTTATCGGACACTAACGACTTCGGTGGTAAAGGTCGTATCGGTATTGGCACAAGCACCCCAACAGCAACTCTTGATATGGTTGCTAACAATGGTGCTGTTGTACGTTTTAACAGTTACGAAGGAAAAAATAATGTTATTGCGTTTAAAGACATGACTAATGACGAAACCCCCGTAAAAATAACAGGAACTCATAATGACCAATATTATGGTACTAACAACAAGAGCGGAGGTATACTTACTTTAACAGCGCAAATAGATTCTGGTGTTTCAGATAGTGAGATTAATAACTTTGAGTTAAGACCTTCTTATACTTTTTCAACTAAACCTATTCATGTGTTTGGTCACACTCCGCCTAATGTCACCGCGTCAACCATGGCGTCTTCCGTACATGGTAACTTTATAGCCACAGCGGATGTCAAGACAGGCAAAGCATCTTTAGCTTGTCCATTAGACACGCAAACCACCTTAGGTGGTACTGTTTACGAAGACGGAATGTTAGTAGCCGCGCTTAAGATTGGAGGAAGTGGATATAGTAAAACCACAACCATAAGAGCAGACGGTGAGGGCGGTATTGCTTTATATGACGA